AAGTCAGTGACGATAGAGTTAAAGAGGCCTTTAGTTCCGATATCGAAACCGTCTTGTCCGATTGTGAGCGACTTTATGAAGACCCTGTTGGAGGTAGGTCTTTTGGAGACTTGCCCGAAGAAGTCCAATTAATTATTGCAAATATGATGTTCAATATGGGCTATACAAGATTGAGCAAATTTAGAGGCATGAAACGCGGTGTAGATGCGAGAGATTGGACCGCAGCCGCAGATGAAATGGTCGCTAGCATATGGTATAAACAAGTAACCAATCGTGCTAATAGATTAGTAGGGAGAATGAGAAATATTGGTTGGGGAAGTCCAACTGTTCATCTGGAGTAAAAATGAATCGATTTAATCATGTACCTGTGAATTTACCAAAATTAGAAACTCAAACAATAGATTATAAGAGATTCTATATTACGCCAGAAGGGGAAGCATATCCTTCCATAACCACCGTGCTTTCTGTTCGGGGGAAAGAAGGCTTGATGGAATGGCGTAAGAGGGTTGGAGAGAAAGTTGCTAATTATGTTGCTGGAAAGGCATCCGCTAGAGGAATAGCTGTTCATCATATGTGTGAAGATTATCTTAATAATCAACAGTTGGATTTTCCATCAGAATTTGAGAAGCACAAAAAAAACTTCCTTCCTTGGTGCTTGTTCTCTCAGCTAAAAGAACAAGTGTTACATAATATTACTGATATATACGCACAAGAAGTAGGTTTGTATAGTGATAAATATAAGGTAGCAGGTAGAGCAGATTGTATTTGTAAGTATAGTGACGTGCTCTCTGTTATTGATTTTAAGACATCTACAAGAGAACGCTCTGATGATTGGAATGAAAACTATTACATACAAAGTTCTGCTTATGCTGAAATGTTTGAAGAAAGAACTGGGATAGAAATCAATCAGATAGTGATTTTGGTTGTAACAGAAGATGGAACAGTTCAAGAATTTATAAAGGAAAAAAGAGATTATTTAGGTGTTTTATCAGAATCGATTAAAGAATGGAGAAGACAAAATGTTTAAAAAGTTAAATATGTTTGTTGTCATATTAGCCGCAACTCTTTTATTGTCGTTCAATTCTGTGGCACAAGAGTCAGAAGCTCCTGTTAAAAAAATCACAGAAATGCTTTATCCGACAGTAATGGTTGATCTTGGTGAAAATAAGGGGTCTGGCACTATTATTTTTAGTGGTATACGTCCTCACGAATCTTGGAAAAAAGAAAAGATTTGGACGTTGGTTTTAACCAACCATCATGTAATTTCTGGCGCGGTTTCTATTACAGATGAGTTTGATCCAAAAAAGGGTAAAAATACACAAAAAGAAACCCGCCGACCTGTTCATATTCGCCTATGGGATTATAATGATTACAGTACAGCAGTCGGCACTACCGGCAGGGTAGCTCGTATTGTAGCGTGGGACAAGGGCCGCGATTTTGCTCTTTTGCGTCTTGATGATAAAGAACGAAAAATGAAAAATGTTGCAGTTCTTTGGCCAGAAAATGTTGGCGGTCCATATTTGTTTCAAGATGTATGGACAGTTGGTAGTGGTATGGGAAACCCGCCTTATCCAACAGAAGGTTTATTGAGTGGTATTAGTGGTAAGGATGCTCAAGGACGTTCCTTATATCTCTCTAGCGCACCGATTATCTTTGGAAATAGCGGTGGTTCTTTGTGGGCATATAGTAAAACAAGAGACAAATATGAAATGATCGGCGTTCCTTCAGGCGCTACTGGTTATGGAACATCAACCATTGTATCTCATATTGTTTGGTCTAGACCTGTCTCTCAGATTCGTGAATTTCTAAGAGAAAATGGTTTTGGTTTTATTTTGGGCGATGAAGATGTTCCCAGAGAAGATACATAAAATGACCGTCACAGCAACAAAAATGGAGGGTTTAGAACATGATGAAGACCCTCCTAGTAAAACAGTTAACAAAATGGTTGTTTGTCGCTTACATTTGTTGGAGCGTATGTGCTGATATCCTTCTACTTGGCGGGATTATTTGGCTGATTTTCTTCTAAAAAGGTCTTGACAAACCCCTTTTAATGTGGTATAATATAAATATAATACAGTTTGGCGGGATTATTTGGTCAATTTTCTTTTTAAAACCCTTTAAAATCAATGACTTACTGATGACGATTTCCCTTGACAAAACCCTTTTAATGTGGTATAGTATAAATATAATGCAATTTGATGATACGAATTGAATACAGAACTGGACCGGGGGGCAGTGCCCCGCGCCTCCACCATAAGGATATTAGTACCAACCGTAAGTCACCTAAAGACATAGAGCGGGTTGGTTAAAAGAAGGCATGTTTGACTGCTAATATTTTTATGAGGGGGGCGAAATAGGATCGACAGGCTGGAATAGATGAGTGGAGAATTGTCGGATGACCCCGTTATTGGTCAAACACGTTAAATGCCAACGATAATGAGGCAT